GCTTTGGTGGGTGATGGTGGATGTTACGCCTAACCTTTGTTACCGCATGGACAATGGTACGCTGGTACAACGTCAATCAGAGGACACCGTACCCGTTTCGGATGTGGTTATGAAGGATATGATTGACCGTGCAAGGCAAAACGCAGAACACTACACCACATTGCTCGTTGATTACCTATGTGCAAACACAAGTTTGTTCCCTGAATACTCAACTGCGCAATGGCCTGATAGATCACCACGAACTGATGTAACCAATACGCTCAACTACCAGTTCAGCACGGGCAATACATCCACATCCTTTCGTCCTACCTACTCACGTAACATTATCAATCGCATACCATGAGTGAAAAGAAGACACTGAAACAAGATTACACCGAACGCTTGCGCAAGTATGAGCGTGAGTTGTCATTAAAACTACGTGCCAATGGCAACAAAGAAGCAGCCAAACCCACAACCAAGTAAGCCAGAAGGCGTAGACTTTAAGAAGCTACGTTACAAGCTTGAACTATTCGATGGCTTTTGGTCAATACCACTTGCCTTTTTAGTGTTTGCCATATCGGGCAGCGTATCAGTTGCCTACTTTGGTGATGCACTCATAAGCACGGAATACATCCAGTATATTGTCTTGGCTGCAATGGTCATGGTCTTTGCCAACTTCGTTGTTTTCTTGGGCATTAGATTCAATTTTCGGGCATTGCAAAAGGAGATATACAACAAGGAAGTCAAGTATGAAATAAATACCTATCTAACCACATGGCAAAAGGTTGTCTTATACCTGCTCTTATATGCATTCTACTTTGCTGCATACCTGTATATCTTACACATGCTGATGACGGTTACTGCGTAAGGGTAACCTCTGCGGCGTTTGTGGGTGTACAGGAAAGGGGCGGTAATAACATGGGCTTTAATGACAAGGCTCTGCTTATTCTCATGAAGCAGGAAGGATGGAAACCCGGCTATGCGTGGTGCAGTTTCTTTGTCATGGCAATGCTCAACGAGTGTGGTATACCTAACACGATTACGGGATGGTCACCTACTGCATACAACAAGCGTGATGTAATCTTTACAGAAGGAAAGTTCCTGCAAGCCTTTAGCGACAAGGATGTTTTGGTAATGACACTTAGTTACAACTCATTTAAGGGAAAGCGTTTTAAGGGTATTGGGCACACTGGAATCGTAGACAGGGTATCTAAGTATTCAGTGCGTACGATTGAGGGCAATACCAACGAGCAGGGCATGCGAGATAGCCGCACACGGGATGGGGTGTACTACAAGATAAGACCACTATCAAAGAACTTACATATAACAAGATGGAAAAAAACGAACTAAGGAATACGGTTATAGTTGCAGCTGTTGCAGCCATTATTTTGATTGCCATAATCACGGGAGTAAAGTCATGCAGCGACAAACCAAACCCGGCTATTCAAAGACTTGAGAACATCAACGATTCTTTGTATCAGGTTATCCAGTTGAACAACACCAAAACCGATAGCCTATTCCTAAAGATTGATTCACTAAACGTAAAAGGTGACACCATCATTCAGCAACAAGAAATAACCAACCAATACTACCGAAATGAAACTTTCAACATTCTTAATTCTGATAATGCTGCTGCCTCTAAGCAGTTCCGCACAACGCTCAAAAAGTCGGACAGCCTACTTAAAGCAGGATTTTACACCCGAACTTACAACCTACGATCTGCAACTTTTCAATCTCAACTACAATAGCATGATGTACTGGTATGGTACTGCCTTGGAAATAGACAGCCTATACCAACTTGAGAAGCTAAAGGTGGGTTACTACTCAAAGATAACGGGCATTCAAGCAGATAGTTATGAAACATTGCAGGCTATCTACGCCAACAAGCAAGCTATTGAAAAGGCTATTGATGCTACAAAAGACGATGAGATTAAGCAGCTGAAGGCACGCAACAGACGGTTAATATTTTCCAACACAGCACTAACATTTGGAATAACTGCCATAGCTTTTTCTACTATATATTTTACACTGTTATAAAATGGAGTTTGAAACAAAAGATTTAGTGACCATAGTCGGTGGTGCAATATCACTTACCGGGTTATACTACGCATTGAAGAGGGATGTGGTAAAGGTTAGCACATCACTAAAGACCGTTGAATCATACCACAAAAGGGAGGTTACTATGCTTGCTGAATCTATCAAGGATACCAAAGAAGAATTCAATACTAAACTGACCGCTATGAAAGAAGAACAAAACAAGGCTATCGATAAGCTCGAAAGTAAGATAGACACCATAGCTATTCAGAACATTCAGATTTCCAACAACCTCGCAGAATTGACTGGGTACTTGCGGGGCAAATAACCGCCTCATGACTAAAGCCAAATACCTTCATGTATATCTTGAAATTCAAAATCAGGAAGGTGTACTGAATGAACGCATCCGTCAAGCGATGCAACGCCACAACATTACCATGACCTTCAAAGGTTTCCAACGTATGTACGTTGCGTGGCGGCAAAGGCAAAGGAACAACCCTGAAAAAGCAATCATGCAGCAGCAGGTTGCACATGCACCGGGTAAACTTCAGCAACTTGAGTCTAAGCTAAATGGATTTAGCAGAATACTCGATGAGCTTGCACCATCGGAATCTAATCCACTTGACCTGCCACCATCGCAGGAAGCAAACTACAAACCTTACAAGCTACCGATAAACCACAACAACATCTTGTTGCTGTCGGATATCCACGTTCCGTACCATAACATTCAAGCCTTGACACTGGCATTGAAGTATGGACTGGAGAACGATGTAAATACAATCCTACTCAATGGTGATATCATCGACTTCTATGCTATCAGTCGATTCGAGAAAGACCCACGTAAGCGCAACTTCGGGCATGAAGTATTGATGACCCGTCAGTTCCTGCAAACGTTACGCAAGCTATTCCCAAATGCCGCCATCTATTACAAGTGTGGTAACCACGATGTTCGTTATGATCACTATATCATGCGTAATGCTCCCGACCTTTTGGGTATGGATGAGTTTTCATTTGAAAGTTTAATGAAGCTTGATGAGTTAAACATTACGTTCATTCCGGATAAGCAGATAATCCATGCAGGTAAGTTGACCATCTTGCACGGGCATGAGTTAGGAGCATCGGTGTTTAGTCCCGTGAACATCGCACGTGGTTTGTTCTTGCGTGCAAAGGACAGCGCATTGTGCGGTCACCATCACCAGGCAAGTGAACACACCGAGCCGAACATCAATGGTAAACTAACAACGTGCTGGAGTGTGGCTTGTTTGTGCGAATTACATCCTGATTACATGCCCATCAACAAACACCACCACGGATTTGCACACGTGCGAGTGATGGACACGGGAGAATTTGAGGTGAACAACTACCGCATAGTGAACGGCAAGATTCGATAAATGAAAAGACCCCACCGTTGCAGGGTCTTTCCTCAATCAAATAACATAAAAACAATTTAAAGACGGTGTTTAGAAACACAAAACCGATGTAAATATAGCACAATGAAACGCAAGCCACATCCAAAAGTTGTACATCGCAAGTTAGGCCGTGAACGTGCGGATGGTTTGTACTGCGATAACGTCATTGAGATTGACCCAACGCTACCACCTATGCGCTACCTTATTGTGTTGATCCATGAGTATCTTCATCACATTCAACCTGAATGGAGTGAGGAGAAGGTGGATGCTGAAGGCGAGGCACTGGGTAGGTTTCTTTGGAAGCATGGCTATCGCAAGGTGCAGCAATGATGCGACCGCTGCTAAGGATTAAGTAGCGTGTCAAAACTTATCTGCTATGCCGGCATCGAGTAACTCACTTGCCAACCATTCACGAATCTTACCTACTATCTCGTATTGTTCCGCAGTAAGGTCTTGATATTTCTCAAGGCTACGCAGGTGCTGTTGTATTTCCCAAATAACATCATGGTACTTGTTTCCATTCACAGCGCAATCAAATGCGTGCTGGTCTTCCCGTAGGTCAAAGGTTAGTGCTGCTTTCATGGTTCTATCTGTGTGCGATTAGGTTGTCCACTTTCACCATCCCTATACCCATCGTTGTATGAATCGTGGATGTGGTTCATTTCAATCGTTTGCGCTGCGTTTAAAAAGCCTTCCATCTCTGACCAAGGCATGTGTATCGCTTGCCCTTTAAAGCGTTTCTTTAGGGCTAAATGCAGTCTGCGGATTGCTGTTTCTTTTTTCTCTTGTGTCATGATTTAGATTTGCTTTGATTGAGTTTGAGTATTTCGTTTTTAACGTGGTGATAGTAGGCTTTCACGGAATAGTATTCCCCGGTTCCTTCGAAGTCCTG